TGTTCACTCCAACTTGTAATCTACTAATTTGGTAAAATAATTGATACTTCAATGCTTGTTCAGGAGAATACAAATCATTCGTAGTCTCATAATCTTTTCTAATAACATTAATATCTACAATTATTCTATGTTGAGACATTAGGGGTTCTAATGTATCTAAAATTCTTCTGTGCTTGTTTGTTGTCTGTCTAATTAATTCAGTAGAACAAGGATATTCTTTTACTAAATAAGGTCGAAGTAATGCTTCAAACATTCCTTGACCAAAGTTATCTTCAATTAAAATCTTATTAACTTTATTCTTTTTAGCGACTTGTGTTAGTTTATCTAAAACATAATCAGTGTAACCTGCATTAAATCCACCAACATCAATTAAATAAATATTTCCATTTAGAAATTTAGTAACCGCATAGGCAGTTTCATCTTTACCTTTACCTGAAGGGTCAATACTCATCACACAACCTGTGTAATCAATCCAATCTCCTTGAACTTGCATTGGTCTATAAAAACCATCACCTTGCAAACCTACACAAGGAATATCATTATATTTTAATTCAGGAGAAGAAGCCCAGATAACTTTCTGTGGAGCTTTCTCTTGGTTTAAAGTCATCACTGCAAAGTCTGATAACTTCAATGGATATTTATTTAAGTCAGAAAGAGTTGTGTCTAATTGAAATTGTAAATTAAAACCAAGTCTTCCATAACTTGCTTCTCTTTCTAATAAATCTTGTTCATCAAATCTTGATGGGTCAGTTGCTTTACCAACCATATCAGAGTTCCAAGTATTAGAAATAATTGGAGCTAGATTAGAACCATAAGATTTAAATTGTGTTTCATTTGGGTATCTAGCACACCAGTATCTTATTTTATAACCTCTTTCTTGAAGTTTATTATAAATACTAAATTCGTTCTGTGGTGTTCCTAAAAATATAATTCTAGAAGTATCTTCAGGTTTAATTATAGCTTCAAACTCTTTTATACTTTCAGATAACTTATCTCTCATAAATTGAGTTTGAGTATTTCCTGAAGTCTCAATATCATCAGCTACAATAATATCTGCTCTTGAACCTGTAAGCTGACTTGTAATTCCTAAACTCTTAACAGAAGGTTGATGAGAAGCTCCTGCTGGTGCTACATCAAAACTTATCTTACTTTGTCTTTGATTATCCTTTGGATAAAGGTGCATAAGTATTGGCATTTCTGACAATAAACGCAGACAAAACGTACTAAAATCATCTGCTCTATTTTTAGAAGCGGAGACAACTAATATATTTAAATGAGGATTTAAAAGTAGTTTCCACAATACAAAAGCAGAAGTTATCCAGCTCTTACCTACTCCTCTAAAAGCACTGACAATAGTTCTTTGAGAACCAGTAGCAATATAATTTGCAATGTCGTACTGAATTTTAGTTGGTTCAGGAAGATTAAGATGCTTCCAAGTTAGATATAAAAAGTTTCTAAAATCTTTTAATTTATCGTTCACCATAATTTTTTTTGTTTTTTAAAAAAAGCATTATTTTCATTTTTTACAAAGTTATTTATTTTTAATTTCAATAACTTATTCACTTGTGGATATTTACAAAACCATTTTACTAGCTTCTAGACGATTTTCAAAAAGTCGGTGTGATAAAATGTACTTATAAATAAAAAAAAGGAAAATAAAAATGACAAACAAAATAAAATATACAGGAGAAGAAAAAGCTCCGAACTGGACTTCCGACCCACAAGGTTGGAACGATTGGTTTTTAGCTTTTGCTTCCAAGTATAAAAAAGAAAGTCGTAACTCTTTCGCAGTAGTTTATCCTGAAGTAGTAAAGTTGCTTCAAGAAAATTATTCTAATCCTTCTAAAAGAGTAAAAGGAATAGGTCGTAGAGTTATGATTGGTTTAATTAAAGAAAAACTTCCTGAAATTAATTCAGGTAGAATTTCTAGAGCAATCAATAAATGTTTGCAAATGCAAATATTAGAATTGCACCATCAGACTACAACTAAGAAGTTGTTAATCAAAGGCCAGTACTGGAAGACCTACGTAAAGGAGAACTAGTATGAATAAATTTATCCAAGCTAGATTTCCAATTTGGAATTTACCAATGAGTGAAAGATTTATCTATTGTAAATCTGAAGCTCTTAAATTTGGTCTCTCCTTAACTAACGAACAAGCTAAACAATATTACAATGAAATGTATAATTGTGAAGTTTGGAAAAACGACTTGTACGAAGTTAGAGTATTTCGTGGTAGTCAAGCTGACTGGTTAATTCACGAGAAACTTTGGAAAGGTTCTATGGATTATCTTTCAATCAAACGAATTGATAAAAAAGCAATTCACGATTGGAGACATCTTCAATTAATTAAGAATGAGTTAATATCTGAAGATAGAGAAGCCATTGAACTTTATCCTAAAGAAAGTAGATTAATGGACACTGCAAATCAGTATCATTTATTTGTCTTCCCAAAAGATTATTCCATACCTTTAGGTTGGAATACTCGTAATGTTAATTATGAAAGCCAAGAAGGTGGCTTAAATAAAGGTGGTCAAAGAGGTCTTTAAATATAGCTAATTAGCTAATTTAATAGGTTCTTTAAATGGAAGTTCATCTAATAAAGACTTAAGTGGGCTTCCTTCCACTGGAACAGCATCTATCCCATTATCTTTTAAAAGCTGTCTAGCTACGTTTAATTCACTGGCCGTAACTTCAGGATTATTAATTTTTTCTAATAATACTTCACAAAGTTTTTCGTGTAGCTCTTTTAATTTTTCTGACATTTATTTTTTAGGAAAACCTTCTTTCATATTTTTATATGCTTCAGGAGATATAGTTGATTTCTTTTTACTTCTTGAAATTCCTAATCTTTTTCTTCTTAAAATATTTGCGTATAATCCTTTTTTCATAATTTTATTTTTTAAAATAATCTAAAGCCATAATAACTGTTGCAACTAAACCAGAAATAAAAATTAGTACCGCTAGTGTTCCTTTAGACTTATTCATAAATCCTTTTAGTTCTTCAACATCTCTTTTTAAATTTCGTATTTCAAATATTAAAATGTCAAAGTGCGATTTACTTAAATGCTCTTTCTTGCATTTGTGAAAGCTCTTACTAGTTCTTCTATTCATAAGCGGAGCTAAAATTACATTAATGACTATTCTTCGTCTTGGTCTTCAGACCAATCGTCAAACTCATCATCAGTTTCATTTTCACTAACTTTGTCCTGAATTTCTGCAAGTATATCTTGTACTTGTTCTAGAAGTTCAGAAACAGACTTTTCTTTTTTAGCCATTAGTGTTCCTGATTGTTAGTTGTTATTATTTACTTTTTGTTATTTTGAAAAAATGCTTCAACTGACTTTGCGTAGTCTTTGAAAGCATCTGCCCAAAATTTCTGAACCTGTCCTGCGAAGTTTTCTGTAGCTTTTTTAGCTTCTTCGTAAGAAGGAATTTCAAATTTAGGTGTGAACATAGTTTCCTCTTTAGTTTGTTTGTTTAAAAATTGTATTTCTTCAAATGTATAAGGTGTCATTTATTTAGACCTAATGTTGTAACAAATATAAATTGTTAAAATTAAACTTACATAAACTGCTATTTCTATAGTTGTAAAAATCATTATAAATCTTTCTTACCCATAGACTTAAAGTGTTCTATGAAATCATTAATTAGATTTTCATATCTCCACCCAAGCCAAGCTCCGATTATAAAAACTATAAGTATAGTTAGTGTTGTCATATTATTTATTTGTTAGTTGTTGTTTAAAAGACTTATGGTCTTTTTGAGGTTTAAAATTATCTAGCTAAAAGAAATAGTGATACTATTGGACTTGCATTTAAATCTCTTGAACCACCTGTAAGGTCATTAGCTATTACTCCATCAACATCATTTATATAACCTGTTCCACCATTATTTGACCATCTCATACCTATTGGATTTGTACCACCATTTACAATATTACTTGGGTCGCTAAAATAAGATAAAATTTGGTTACCGCCTTGATGTGCATTGTCTTGTAAACTTACAAAACCATTAGTTGGTACACTATTAGGATTTAATGTACTTAAATTTACTCCTCTACTTTGAAGTCCACCTGAACCTTCTCCTGCGTGATTATTTGTAAAAGTATCACTTGGAATTTCTGGTA